TCTGATTTTCTCTGGTCGTATATGGTCAGCAGAAAAAGGTGAACACGAGTACACCGGTCCGAACAAGCACAACCATCATCTCCACATCTCTATCAAAGAGGGCTGTGGAAATGACACATCACCTTGGTTCCCTTGGATGGGTAAGCCAAAGGTAATAGACAAGGTAAAGGCTAAATTCCCTAAACCTCTACCTAAAAAGGAGATCAAATGAAGTTCAATAACAAAGTCCTAGATATGTGGGCTAAGTGGTTTGTAGCAAACCTACTAACTGCAGTAGTTATCCTAGGAAAGTCACCACTAGATTTCACAACATCAGATTGGAAGCACGCAGCTAACACTATTTGGTTAGCACTGGTCCCAGTCATTATGGCTTGGGCTAACCCTAAGCACGAACTGACTATGACAGTTAAGAAGTAAGTTTAACTGCGAGGCTAAAGGCCCCCTCTTCGGAGGGGGTTCTTTTTTTATGCCTTCATTCAGGCCTGTCTGCAGGACACGGCAGGATTACCTTGGCATCACAGTTCAGGCATTCACCTTCTAGGTACCACCAGGCTAATTCATAATCATCAAATGAGACTAGAGTCTTGAAAACATTGCAACCACAAGAGCACATATGAGTAGGGCCAATGGCCCTTAGATCAGCTGCAAACTTGTCTGGTATCATCTGTTTCCTTGCAGGGTGAGTAGACGGAAACCCCAAGCTGGATAAGGGCCTTATCAGGGCCGCCAGGCCCTTTGTATTTTCTGCTCGCTGTTGCTCGCAATTATACTTCCTTCCATCAATGTGTCGGAACGACACGCCGTACACGCCCGTGCTAGCATTTACCTATGGCACGCATCTACTCCATCAAGATCTTCGGGCAGAAGTACAAGGTTGATTACAACTACAACGAAGAAGACAGTTACGGTATGACTGACTCTGCCAACAATCGCATCTCCATCAGACACCGGTTGCAAGAAGACAAGCTCGTGCGTGTACTGATGCACGAAGTAACACACGCCATCATTGAAGAGTCAGCACTTGCTATGCGTAGGAGATTTGATGTAGAGGAAGTGTGCGACATTGTAGGTTTCCATATCGTGGATGTACTCAAAGATAATCCACAGCTTGTTGAATGGTTGTTTGGTGAAAAAGATTCAGAAATAAAAGTTGACAACTCACCACTTGAGTAGAGTAAAATTATATCCCCACTGAGAAAGGCCACTGATGAAAGACTTCCTAGTACAAATACTGCACGCTAAAGAAAACACACGTGCTAGATCTAATCAAGTACAGATAGGTCCATCAGAACTAGGCGGATGTCGTCGCAAGGTTTACTACAGATTGCACGATCAACATCCCACCAACGATAATGAAATGAAACTAGCTGCCATTATGGGTACAGCTATCCACGCAGCTATTGAGAATGCTATTGAACTTGCAGACCCTGAAGGTAAGAAGTATCTTGTAGAACAAGAAGTCGAATATGGTGATATGAAAGCCCATATTGATCTATGGATTCCTGAGACTGGCGATGTTGTTGATTGGAAAACAGTTAAGAAAACCAATCTTTCTTACTTTCCAAGCACTCAACAGCGTTGGCAGGTTCAGGTTTATGGTTACCTGATTGAAAAGAGTGGGAAGGGGAAGCCCACTACAGTAAATCTGGTAGCCATACCACGGGACGGGGATGAGCGTGACATCAAAGTCCACTCAGAACCATATGATCCAGCCATTGCAGAGGAAGCTCTGAACTGGTTGGCTGCTGTAAAGGAAGCAACTTCTGCTCCAGAACCAGAACGCGATGAGAACTATTGCAAGTTCTATTGCAAGTACTACGACGCCTCCGGGGATATAGGTTGCGTAGGACTTAAAAAAAAAGATGGTAGTGGAGCAGAGGACAACTTAATAGCCGACCCGGATGCAGATAAGGCAGCTTTGCTTTATCTGCAACTGGGGGCGCAAATCAAAGAACTAGAAACACAGCAAGATTCATTGAAGGAATCACTTGCTGGTTTGCTAGGAGTTACACAGTCAGGTCTAGCTATCAACTGGACAACTGTCGCAGGTCGCAAGACCGTAGATACCAAAGCACTTGAAGATAGTGGAATTGAGATTCCATACAAAGAGGGCAAGGAATCACAACGATTAACAATCAAACAAACTGGAGGAAAGTAAATGGCTGCAGGCCAAGAAACAGCGTTACAGATTAACTACAAGTTATCTGATGGCACATTAGTAAACCTATATGCAAAGGATCAAGCACATCTAGAATCTTTGCTGACATCTATTTCAGATCTATCAACTCTTATCACATCAACATCTGCTGCTCTTGGTGTTAACGCAACTCCAGCAGCTAACGTTGCATACGCAAAGACTGCGCTAGGCGCAGAACAGATTACAGCTGACAAGGTGTGCAAGCACGGACATATGGTATTTAAAGAAGGACAAGGAGCTAAAGGTCATTGGAAGGGATGGTTCTGCCCAGCACCAAAGGGCACACCTGACCAATGCCAACCTGTCTTCGTACGATAACTTATGAAGGCTCCCTGGAATTTCGAGGAGCCTGCGTGTGCTGAAGTAGGTGGAGACTTCTGGTTTCCAGAAGGAACATCTGTTACAAAAGAATTACAACTTGCACGATCTATCTGTGGTTCCTGCATCCATAAAACTGAATGCTTAGAGTGGGCAATAGAACACGAAGCAGCCGGTATTTGGGGTGGGTCTACACCACGAGGTAGAGCGATGTTACGAAGAATGAGAAGAGAGAAAAGTGTTAAGTCTAACTAGGGCGTGGGGTGGTGCTACTACCAAAGCTGCACCTCTGCCTGATGTTTGGGACACACTTAAAAATAAGCAGGTTAGGTTCCGTCGCGGTCAGTTAACTATGGTTGCTGCCGCACCTAACGCTGGTAAGTCTATGTTTGCTTTGGTCTATGCGATCAAGGCAGGTGTGCCAACTCTATTCTTCTCAGCTGACACAGATGTTACAACTGTAATGATCCGTGCAGCATCACATATTTCAGGGCACGCACAGATAACTGTTGAGCAAAACTTAGATGTCAAGAGTGCTTACTATGATGATTCATTTGAAAAGATGAAGCATATCCAGTGGGTATTTGATTCCTCACCATCACTAGATGACATTGAGTTGGAAGTCAAGGCGTACCAAGAGTTATACGGTATCGCTCCACAACTAATAGTTGTTGATAACTTAATGAACGTTGCAGCTGAAACTGACAACGAATGGGCTGGGCTTCGTGCAATTATGATGGAGTTGCACGACCTAGCCCGTAACACGCAGGCTTGTGTGCTGGTGCTACACCACGTATCAGAAGCAACTGAGTATGGTGATGGCACCTATCCACCTGCTCGCAGATCCATTCACGGTAAGGTCAGTCAACTGCCGAGCTTAATGCTCACGCTTGGCTATGACCCAATGAGTAAGCAGCTCAAGGTAGCTGCAGTGAAGAACCGCTTTGGTCCCAACTCTGCAGATGGAAAGGACTGGGTAGCACTAGATGCCAACTATGCTGCTTGTCAAATAAATGATGTCAAGATACGCACACAACAACGATGGGATTCAGGAGGGCTATACCAGTGAACACTAACCTAGTGATTCTACCTACACGCAGCAGACCAGATAGTGCAGAGCGTTGCATCAATGCACTCAAAGAACACAGCACCATTTCAGATTTTGTTATTGCAATAGATGATGACCAATCAGATCTATACCCACGCCTAGAGGGCGTTACCTATGAGGTTAACCCACGTCTGCGTATGAATGGCACGCTTAACCTTGTTGCTAACAAGTACACAGATAAGTACGAGACTATCTTCTTTCTAGGTGATGACCACTTGGTGCAGACACCAGGTTGGGATCAGTACCTATCAGGTGCTATCGCACAAAAGGGATATGGTCTTGCTTACGGTAATGACCTATTGCAAGGAGTTGGTCTTGCTACTGCGGTGATGATGTCAACCAACATCATTAAGCCAGTAGGTTATATGGCACCGCCAAAGTTGGTGCACCTGTTTATGGATAACTACTGGATGACATTAGGTAAGAGACTAGGCACACTCTGGTACTTTGAGAAGGTAATCATTGAACACCTACACCCAGTAGCAAACAAGGTTGCTTGGGATGATCAGTACCGTGAAGTTAACTCTGATGAGATAAGCAACAAGGATAAGCAGGAGTTCACACGTTATCTCAATGAGGACTTTGAAACAGAGTTCCAGAAGATCCAGACAGCTCTAGGATTATGAAGCAAGTAATCTCATTCTCTTTGTATGGAAATGAAATGCGTTTCCTTGTTGGTGCTATCAAGAATGCAGAGTTAGCTCAACGATTCTTTCCTGGCTTTACTGTGCGCTACTACTACGGCAAGAGCGTACCTAAGTGGGTACTGTCTACGCTGCTGGTGTTTCCACACGTAGAGCTAGTTAAGGTAGAAGAGAATGAAGATAGTGTCGCCAGAACCTGGCGCTTTATGGCCTGCCTAGATCCTAATGTAGATGTAGTTCTATCAAGGGATGTTGACTCACGTTTGTCGTTGCGTGAGGCAGAGGCGCACCAAGAGTTTGTAGATAGCCAGTATGGTTTCCATATCATCAGAGATCATCCGACTGGTCATAACTATGTGATCAGTGCAGGTATGTTTGCTATGAAGACAGCAGCTTATGGACAGTTGATGCACGACAAGCTGCTTGATTATGAATTTAGAAATGAGTATATGGCAGACCAGAACTTCTTGGCCTTTGCTATCTATCCAAAGGTTGTTAACGACTGCTTGATCCACGATGAGTACTACACCATCCCTGTCATTGCACCGAGTGAGAAGCGCACCATCAAACGTGAGCGACTATCTGTGCTGTGCCATATTGGCTGTGCCTTAGATGAGAATGATGTCTATGTCTATCAGGCAGACAGAGATGTAGCGGTGTTAGAATCAGGACACGTAACATATATGTATGATTGGGGAAACGATGAACGTACTAATAACCGGTAGTCACGGGTTTGTTGGTAGATACTTTGTCAACAAGTTAAGCGAACATAACCTGACACTGATTGATTTAAAGAATGGTAATGACTGCCGAGACTTCTTTAAGACCAGTGATACTCAGTACGATCTTGTTATCCACCTTGCAGCTATCGTTGGTGGACGTGAGTCCATTGAAGGCAGACCACTTGCTGTAGCTGACAACTTATCTATTGACTCTGAGTTCTTTCAGTGGTGCTTGAAGACCAAGCCACACAAGATTGTGTACTTCTCTAGCAGTGCTGCGTATCCAACGTGGATACAAGATGCAGCGTATCCAAATAGAAAAATACACGAGTACGACCTTCCAATGAATGTTTATATGTATCCACCTGATATGACCTATGGCTGGAGCAAGCTAACAGGTGAATACCTGTCCCAGTTTGTACCAAATGTCCATATTTTTAGACCATTTTCTGGGTATGGAATGGACCAAGACCTGACCTATCCGTTCCCAATGTACGTCAAGCGTGCCTTTGA